TGAAGAGAAAAAAAGATGTAGTTATAGAGAAGCTTTATATGGTAATGTAAAATTACCTAAAAGTGAGGCAGGAAAGTTAGATGCATTAGGTATTAAATACTCTATATCTGGAGACAATGTATTATTAAAATCTATAATACCTGCAGAGGCTTATAGATATCAAATTGCAGGTAGAGGTTCTGGGGATAGAAATGATATTCTAATATCAGAATCAGAGGGTAGAATGAATCAACTAAATAAACAGCTTGATTGTAGTTTAGATTTTAACTCTCACGAAGATTGTAAAAATTATGTGAGTGACCCTAACAGTGGAAATAGTAGTAGTAGTAACAGAAGCAGCGTATTGTAATGAATGAAGATTTAGACTCATTATTGGTAGATTTTTATGGTAAGTATACTAATGAAAAACTTGACCAAAATAAGATAAACTCTATAAAACAAACCTATGGAGATGATATTGATGGATTACTTAAAGACCTGTACTCCAAATATGGTGGAGCTCAGCTAGATGATGATAAACTGAACACCATAAAAGAAACTTATGGCTTAAAAAAAAAAGACCAATCAGAAGAAAATTTGGATGGGGAAGATATTACGTCAGATGGGGAAACTGGTGGTTTGGACTCTTCAGAGGGTAATGTTCCATTATACACAGTCAATGGAGCCACAGTATCAAGACAAACTTTAATAAGTCAAGTAAATAAAGAAGAGTTTCTAGATTCTGTAGTTAGTGGTGAAATAAATGTTACTATCAACAATGATGATGAGTTAACAAATTTATTAGTTGAAAACATAGAGAACTATAAAGAGTCTCAAGCACCAGAAGAAGAGGAATCTAGAGATAATGATATTATTACTAAAAATGAAATAGATTCTAGTAACCCAACAAAATCTGTAGAAAAAGAAAGTCTTGTACCTATAACTACTGAAAATAAAAATATAAACTTTAATCCAACTTTAACAAACAATTTAGTTAATCCAGCTGTAAACACAGCTATTGAAGAATTAGGTAGTGTTTGGGAAAATCATGTCCCACTAAATATAGAGAGTGCCTTTAGAGATGAAGATTTAAATAATAAAGTTGGTGGGCATTCGCATTCATATCATCTGCATGGCATGGCTATAGACCTAACAGGACCATCTTCTAAAGAGTTTTTGAATTGGGTAAACAACACTGCAGAGGGTAAAAAATGGGCTAATAAATGGACAGAGGGTGCTGGTGGAGGTCCAGGCATCATCATAGAAGACGAAGGAGGACCAAGAGAGCATGTTCATGTTCAATTTAAAAGAAATTTAGGAAACAGGCAATCTATTGAGGATACTATTCATGGAGAGTTTCATAACCATGAACACCTTGACCCAGAATTTAATCCACCATCTACTAAAGAAGAATTAATTAATGACCTAGAGAATCGTGGTAGATTTGCTTTATCTACAAATAAAATTGATAATGGTTTTGATATAACAGACCTTTTATATAAAAGTCATGCAGGAAAAGAAAGTAATATTCCTAACTTAAAATTGTCTGATATTTCTCATTTACTTGATGAAGATGAAAAAAGATTACTAAACCATTACATTAAAGGTAGTGAGGACTTTAAGGGTAATCCAACAAAATATCTTTTTATGCCTGTTAGCTCTATGAAAAAAGGAGAGTATTGGAAACAATGGTGGGGAGATGTTAGACACCCAAATGATAAAAAAACTTATTTTAATATTATACAAAAAGTAGAAGAAAAAATAAACCAATACCTTACCTCTGGATGGGAGCATTTAGGTAACTCAGAATATAAACATACTGAAACAGGTGTAGTTATATCTCCTGATATGACAGGTGGAGCAAACCCATTACTAGCATCTTCCTCTGCTTTACCAGAATTAATAAATCAAATGCAATCTGACCCTAATTTCTTAAAAGATATAAATAGTGATGGTATCGCTGAAAATTTTAATGGGGGGCTTATAAATCAATTATATGAAAAATTTAATCTAGACAACTCTACGTTTTTAAAAGGAGAGATAGAATCAATATCAAACGAGGATAAAAAACAAATAAAAAAATCAGAATATGATTTAAAAGCTGGTCAATTTACCCTAGAGCTATTTGATAATTTATCTAAAAGCATGGAGGGTTCTAAGAGTATGTCTGAGATAAATAGAAAAACAGAACAAATTGGAGAAGAAATAATATTAGCTGAACAATGGTTAAAAGAACAATTAGCTTTAATTAATGATTTTCCAACTTTAGCTCATGGTCCTTTAGATACTAGAGGCATGAAACAAAGCGACCTAAACAGATACAATAAGCTCGTTAGTGATTTTAATAATTTTAGAAACACAAAATACGCTGAATTAATATTAAAAAGAGAAAATCATTTAAAGGGAGATAACAATGTTTTACTTTTAGATAAACTTATAAATGGTTATAACTCTTCTTTAAATTATTTAATGTCTACAACAGATGAGCCAGTATATAAAAAGAGACAAGATAAATTATTAAAAAGAAGAAATGCTAGTCAGAAAGCTTATAATGAATCTACTTGGTTAGGAAAAGGTTTAAGAAATATTTCTTCAGTAACTTTAGGAACTTTGGGTAATTTTGTGGAAAGTATATCTTCAATCCCACAACAAGCAAAAGGTATATTTTCTTATGAGAATGAATATGATATGACAGATAAAATTGCAGGAGTTACATCTGAATTTATTACTAAAAACATGGAAGAGGCTGGAACTTCTTGGTTATACAAACCAACTAGTTTAACAAACTCTGAGAGTATGGGTAATGTTTACTATGCGAATGTAGAAGATGGCACTATTATTTTTGATAGCAATAATGAAATAAAAAACATTATAACTAAAGATAATTATGTTATTAACCCTGAGTCTGATAGGTACGCAAACATAATAAAAGAATACGAGAATAATAAAGAAAGTTACCCAACACAGAAAAAGAAAGAATGGGGTGGTTCTTTTTATAATCTAGCACACGCAACTACTGACTTTATATTAGATATGACTATAGCCAAGAGAGTTGGGGGTGGTACAAAAAAACTAACAAACTCAGCGAGAGCTGGTAAGTTTGGTTTTTATGCAGGTCTTTATGGGGCAACCAATATAAGAATGTATAATATGTATTATGCAGAAGGAATTAGACAAGGTATGTTACCTGGAGATGCATCTGATATGGCAAGTCAAGCATCTTTAGTTTCTTCTGTAATAGAGATTGCTACACCTGATTTTGGAATGATTAACCCATCAGTTAAAAGAATGGCTACAAATAAAGCTTTAGATGCGATAAGCGATAGAGTTGGAAAAGACGTGGTAGACGCTGCTATAAAAAGAGGTATTGTTAATTCTGTTTTTAGTAAAAAGGCATTAAAGTATGGAGTTATAGAGGGTGGTGAAGAACTTGCTCAGGGTGCTGCTGTTGATTTAATAAAAGACCAATGGTGGAATAAATATGAATTTGACACTAAGTTTAATGTTAATGACGCTCTTGAAGAATTTACCATAGGTGCTATTATAGGTTCTGGTGCAACAGCTGTTACAGATGTCAGCTCTTCATTTAATAAAGAATATATAAAATCTGGAATGTATAAAGATGGAATGTATCATGCTTATACAAACCAAGAAGACACCTTCAAAGCTATAGATAATCAAATTGGAAAAGAAGTTATGGTTGGGGGTAAACTTAAAACTTTTACAAAAAATGATGCTAAAAAATTAAAAGATGGTCTTAAAAATAAGTTTAAGACTATGGAAAACCTTATTGGAAAAACTAGTCTAAGTGACTTATCAAAAAGAGAATTATTAAACTTAGTAGAGTATAAGCAAAACGCTGAAGGATTACAAGGAAGTTTAAATAAAGATGTACAAGAGGAGGTTAAAAAAAGAATAGAACAATCTGATAAAGCAATAAATAGAATACTTAAAAATGAAGACCCTGTAAAAGTTATGTATGATTTATCTTCTTCCATTGATTTTGAGGTTAGAGAATATGTGGGTAACTTTATGGACATAAGTAGATTGGGTATAGGTACTAAAGCTTTAATAAGAAGAATAACTAAAGGAGATTCATTAACAGAGTCTCAACAAAAAGATTCTTTAGATGCAATAAAAAGAAGAATAACAACATTAGATGCTCAAGAAAACCTAAATCAAGAACAAAAATCAGAATTAGCATTATTAAAAAAATTAGAAAAAGACGTTACTAATATAAAAACAATAAAAGATGAAAAGATTATCACCAGAGGTAGAGGCAAGACTAGAGGAGCTTCCAGAGGAACTAAAGGTACGAGTATTAGAGAAGATATTACAGAAGCTGACACAGAGCAAGACAGAACAACCCTCAACCAAAACATTGGAAAACCAGTCTCCTATAAAGGAAAACAAGGAATCTTAGATAAAAATAAAAATGGAGAGTTTGTTCTTAAAACTCCAGGAAGGGGTAAGGGTATAAAAATAAAAGACGCTGGAACTGGTAGAAAAAGACTATCAACTGTAGGTTTAAAATATGAAGGTAAAAAAGTTTCTGTAGACTCAAGTGGTCAACTTAATATAGATGGTAAGGATACAGGTAATATACTTGGTTTTTCTAAAAATGATACAGGCTCTTTAAACTCTATAATTACTTTAGACAACCAATACAGTGAAGAGATAAAAAATAAAGCTATTAAGAAGTTTAATTCTTTACAGAAACAAAGAAACCAAGGAAAAATAACAACTCAACAATTTAATGAAGCTGTAAGTAAAACCAAAGGATTAACCCTACAATCTAATAATAGTATAAAATTTGGGGCTGCAGCTGGAAAAATAACAAACGATATATTGTCTGCTGGAAACGCTGATGTTATAAGCATGAAAGATGTTGAACAAATGATTGAGGAGGCAATAGATGAACTTGGATATGAGACTGAACAAAATCAACAAAAAGAACAAGATAAAAAACCTGTTGATAAAAAGAAAAAATCTAAAAAAGAAATAAAACAACAAAAAAGAGTTATTAATCCTCTATTTGACAGCGTTACAGATAACAATATAGATAGTTTAATAGATGAATACTCTAAATACGAAGGAGAGGTTTATGATAGAAAAGTTAAGGTTCTTAAAATAGTTAAAAAATTATATAATAGTTTAGGTTTTAATGTAACTATACATAAAGATGAGGCATCCCTGAGAGAGTTTTTTGCTAGCAATGGAGTTAATTTAAGTGAGATAGGTAGGGCTATTATATCTGAAGAAGGTATTGATGGAGGCACTCCTGAAATACATATTAATTTAGATATAGCTAACCCTAATACAATGTTTCATGAAAGTGCACACCCATTTATAACTTCATTAATTAAAATGTCTAAAACAAACCCTGAAATTAAAAAAGTTTTAGATGGTATAAAAAAAGATTTAGAATCTATAGAGGGGGGTAAATATATGAAATTTGCTAAATTAGGATATGCAAAAGGTAAGGGTGGTGCTCTTTTAAGAGATACAGATGTTAAAGATAAAGATATATCAAATCCTGATAAGGTTTTAGAAGAAGCTATGGCTGAGTTTTTAGCAGACGCTGGACTAAAAAAGTTTGATGAAAACCAATCTACATTAAATAAAGCAAAATCTTATATTCAATCTATTATAAAATATTTACTTGGAGTTGACACAAATGCTCCATTAAATTTAACCCTAAATGATTTAAGTGAAATAACTAACTTAGATGATGTTACTAAAATATTTACTCAAGCTACATCACGTGGGTTAAACATAAATGAAAAGAAAAGAGGAAAATCTACTGGGGAAATGAAGTCTCAATACAATATTGATGACCAGTTCAAATCCCATAAAGAAAATGGTGGGTCAACTTATAACAACTTTTTTGGTAATGTTTCTGGTCCATATGCTATGGTAGGTATATTTCCTGAATTAGGAAAAATTGTAAAAGGTGGAGATGTAACTAAAAAAGAACTAGAAGAATATAGAGCTGCAAATCAAGAGCTACTAGATATGGATAATCATGTTGCTGTTGGTACATGGTATGATTCTGAAAGTAATCAAACATACTTGGATATTTCTGTAGCTATACCTATAGAAATGATAGAAGAAGCTAAACAACTTGGTAGAGAATATAATCAAAAGGCAATATTTAATTTACAAACCTTTGAGGATGTTTCTACAGGTGGTACAGGTGAGACTGTAGCTCAGGGTGATGCTACAATAAATGAAAGAATACAAACAATAAAGGACCTTATTGGTCAACCTGATGTAAAAAACCAGAGAGTGGTAACATTGGGGGGGTCAGGTTTCTCTAGTCTAAATACCTCTATTAAATTTTCTGACATAACTCATGGCACACCAAAACAATGGCTTAAAGAGCTTAAAAAATATGGTGGTTCAAATCTTTCTCAAGAAATAAAATTCATGGGCATAAAGGATTTCTTAGATTCAGTTGAAAGGTCTTATCCAGATGGTATACCAAAAGTTGCTTTAGAAGACTATATATCAATGCATCAAACATCAATGCAGTTTAGTGGTAATACTATGAGTGTTATCCTTGGCAATGAGACTCTTGCTGATGTAGACTACGAGGTTGTTTCAAATGATGTTGGTGAAAAAGTTTTATTTATAAAAAACATTAAAGCACCAAACAGTAAAATGATGTCTAACATAGCACCTGTTGTAAGAAATATTATTTCATTTGCTTCTACAGAAAATTATAATGGAATTGCTTTTGAAAGTGGAGACGCTTTTAAAGGACCAAGAGCTGAGTTCTTTGATTCTGTTATACCTGAAGTTGTAAATGATATTATGCAAAGTATAGATTCTAAAGCTGGACCAGTATTATCAGAAGTAGGTGGTCAAGCTAAAACAACTATTGAAATAACAAGCCCAGTAGTTTCAGTTGTAGAAGATATGTTGAACCCATCTAAAGACACAGAGTATCAAGATGGATTTAATAATAATGCAAAAACTATTTATTCAACAGAATATAAAAACCAACTTGGTGGACAATGGCTTAAAGGAACATCTGATTTCTTTTCAGACTTCTCTTTTAGAAGAGAGTTGTTACCAATGGGGAATATACCTAAAAAGGTTTTTGACATGGAGTGGAGATATAAGTCTAAAATAAAAGCTGAAAAGTTTAAATTATTAAAGCTTGTAGATAGGATGAGGTCTGCTATAGAGGAAAACCAAAAATCTAACAACCCAATACCACTAAGAGTTATTAATGATGTCTTATCAGACCCAACAGTCAAAATACAAGAGTTAGAATCTGAAATTAAAAATTATGAATATGATTTAGAGAATTTAGATAGAGATGGCAAAACATACGCAGCTGGTGCAGTTATAGATAGAATAAGAGAGGTAGAAGAGCAAATAAAATCTTTAAAAGAAAATCATGTTGGTAAAGCTACAATGAAAGACCTTGAGTCTGCCCCAGAATTACAGAAATTAATAAAACAAGTTAGAAGAAAAGTTGATTCACTTAGTAGAAAATTAAAAGATGTTGTTGCAGATAAATTAGGAGTTGTTCTTGATAAGAATATGGGTATATATATTAACAGACAATATAGAATACATAATGACCAGGGATATAAAAAGAAAATGTTAAAAGCTATAAACGCTTTAATTAAAGCAAAAGCAGACCCTAAAAAAATAGAAAAAGTTGTTAAAAGATATGGTAAAGAAGCTGATTTAATACAATCTTCTTATGAGTTTATAAGAAAAACATTAGCAAATAAATATAAAAAGAAATATAAAAATGAAAATGAAATTACAGAGGAACAAATTTTACTAGATATAAAAAGAATGTTTAGTGATGGTCCAGAATCTAGTGATTTCATGAAAGCTGTTAACAGAGCAAATGATGTTAACACTGGTGTGTTCAAACAAAGAGAAGACCTTCCTGATGCTATATCTAATTTGTTTTCAGAAGCAAAAAATCCATTATTTAATATAGTTAGCACACTAACTAAACAAACCTCTGAGCTTGAAGCTCTAGAGTTTAAGGCTAATGCTGTAGCTGCAATGGAAGGAAGTTTGGTATATAGAGAGGATAATCTTCCACCTGAATTATCAGATACACACAGATACCCTGTTACATTAAAGTTTTCAGATGCTGTTTATTATACAACAAAAGAGGTTAAGGAGTTTATTGATGGAGAGGTGTATAACCCAACAGGTGCGTACAGAATAGCTCAAGTTATGAATGGTGCTATCAAGCTTGGTAAAACTGTTTACTCTCTTAAAACACACGTGAGAAACTTTTTAGGTAATATGTATTTTGCATCTATCAATGGTCACTTTTCTTATTCAGATATGAAAGAAAGTTTTAATGTTATGCAGAATTTGTTTGACAAATCAACAACTCAAGAAAGAGAGCAAATGTTTGCAACCATGATTGAGAATGGTATAATTGACTCTGTATATGCAGACGAGCTTCAAGATATTATGAGAGATGGAGACTTAGGTATTGCTATGACAGAACTTTTTGATTCTGGTATGGACATGGATAAGGTTAAGAAAAGAAAGCCAGGTCTTTTAAAAAAAATAAATACATTAGTTAATAAAGCTTATCTATGGGAGGATGTTATATGGAAGGGAGCTGGATTTATAAGTGAAGTAGACCTATTTCAAAGGGCAGGCTATGAAAGAACTGAGGCTATTAAAATGGCAGCAGACAATGTTAGAGGTGGTTACACTACATATTCATTAGTTCCTAAAGTTGGTAAGAGAATAAGAAGAATGCTTTTAGTTGGAGACTTTATATCTTTCCCTGCTGAGGTTTTAAGAACAGGTATTGGTTCTTTAAAAGTAGCTAATAAAATGATACGTTCAGGAAACCCAGTTCTACAAAGGTCTGGATACAAAAGACTTTTTGGTACTGTATTTGCTTGGAGTACACTTCCTCACTTATACACAGGGATAGCAGCTCTTTTTGCTAGTGCAATAGGAATGCTTAAAGATTTTACAGATGACGATGACGAAGGTTTGGCAGACAATCCACTTATGGACTACGCATTAATGAATGAAGAGCAGAGAGATATTGATAAGGAGTTTACTTTATATGATAGTTATTCTGATTGGTTTGACAATAATCATGGTGGAGTAGACTTTAATGAATTAAAAATGGATGACATAACTAGAGATAAAATGATTCAATTATTTTTACCTAGCTATATGAAATATGGAGATGTTAAATTAGTATCTGCTCAATTAGGAGATGAGGGTTACTTTGATGGAACGTATTATGTTTGGAACTCATCAGACAATATGTCTAATAATGTTATAACTAGAGTTATTAATGCTATAATAAATACTCCAGAAGATGACCCAACCTTTGATAAAATCATAAAAAATGATGTGATAAACTCTATGCTTGAAACATTTTTTAGCCCAAGTATGATGTTTCAAATATTAGAAGATTTATCTAAAAGAGAAAAACAATCAGGTGGAAAACTAGATGATACAACTGATGATTGGTTTGATAGATTAGGAAACTCAATAACTCATGTTGTATCTGAGTCAATGCCTGGTATTGGAGACCAAATATACGACATGATGGAAAGCTGGCAACCAGAATTATTTTTAGATGAAGATGAAATGGATAGAAAGAAAAGTCCTGTTCATGAAACCATGTCAATGACTGGGTTTAGATTTAGTAGATTTAATTTACAAGAAAATTTAAACTTTAAAGTTAGAGATGTGTCTAATACTCTAAAGAAACTAGACCCAGAAGGAGATGGTCCTAAAAAAATTAAACGTGAAGTTGAAAGACAGATGAATTACTTAGATAAGTTATATACATACTCTGAAGCTTTAGGTATAGAAGAACGTGGTGTTACTGTTAAAGATAGGAATAAAGAGAGAGTTTTAAGTGAGTTAGGTAACAGAGATAGTGTTATTAGTATGCATATACAAGGCTTTAGTGATGGTAATATGATATATAACTTTTTAAACAGAGATAAAAGAGTTTATAAGAATTTTAACGAATGGATGGAGGCACAAAAAAAGTTTACGTATGCAGACCTATTAAAGTCTTGGCAACAAGAAGAGTTGAGTAAAGAACGAGACCCAAACATTTTTGAAAAAGTTAAAGAGATAATAAATTAATTATGAAATTAGAAGTATTAAGAATATCAAGTGGACCAGACTCCACGTCAGGAATATTATTTGTGGTAGACGATACAGCTGACAACCCCAATGGTGAAGGGTTTAGATGTAAGAGAAGCTTTGTATGCTACACACTAGAAGATGAACATAGAGAAGAAAAAAAATATGGAGAAACAAGAATCCCAGCTGGGACATATAAAGTTAAACTTAGAACAGAAGGTGGATACCATCAAAAATATTCTAAAAGATTTCCTAAGATTCATAGGGGCATGCTTCATATTACTAATGTACCTAACTTTGAGTATATCCTTATTCACTGTGGTAATACTGATGAGCATACTGCAGGATGCTTACTCGTGGGCGACTCGCAAGAGAACAACCAAATAATTGGTAATGGTTTTATTGGTAAGTCTACACAAGCATACAAAAGAATATACCCTAAAATAGCAGAAACACTACTTAATAACAAAGAGGTGTTAATAACTTATAAGGATATTGCATAAATAATTGTTTTTTTTATTATATTTACAGTGTGTTTTATCATAATATTTAGTTTTGAGGGGTGGTTTGATAATGTTAAATCTCCCCTCATTTTTTTTAAGAATCAATGAGAGATTATAAAGACGAATATAAAAAGTTTCAATCTAGCCCTAAGCAAAGAGCTGACAATAGGAAAAGAAAAAGGGATAGGTATAAGATGGCTAAAAAGGGTCTTGTAACTAAAGGAGATGGTAAAGAAATTCATCACGTTGATGGTATCAGTTCTAATAAGTTAACTGTTACTGATAAATCAAAAAATAGGGGAAAGAAGAATGAAGGTGGAAGAAAGAAAGGGGTTGGTCACAACTACCCTAAAAAAAGAAAGTATGTTAATAAAAGAAAAAAAGACTAAGCAACTGGGAATGAATCCTAGTACAGCAGCTCACAAACTTAAAAAATCAATACTTTTTAGTTTTGCACAAAAACTTGGCTACGCATGGTGCTATCAATGTGCCACAGAAATAAAAGACATAGATAAATTTACAGTAGAACACAAAGAACCTTGGCTGGATTCAGACGACCCTGCTGATAAATTCTTTGACTTAGAGAACATAGCGTTCTCTCATGCTAGATGTAATTATAAGGCTGCAAGAGTAAAAGAAGGTATGCCCTGCCCATCTGTTACTGCCTATAGAAAAGGTTGTAGGTGCGATGGTTGTAAAGAATCTAGAAACGAATACAGAAAGAAAAGAAAATTATTAAGAGATAAACATGAAAACAAATAAACCAAGTTTTTTAGATAAAGTAAAGAACATTGCGAAAGATACAGCAGCCTATCTAGTTGATGGTGCAAGAAACGTGCCAAAGGAAGAGTTTATAAGAAGAGCTGGAATTTGTGACTCGTGTGTTCATTTTATTCATAATCAGAGTACGTGTGGTATTTGTGGGTGCTGGATGGATGTGAAAGCTAAATGGAGAAAGTCTAAATGCCCAAAAGACAAATGGTAATATGAAAAGAATAGGTTTTGGTTTTCAATTTTCTCATGGTATCTTATTTGGAATAAGACACTACGAACCTGACGAACAATGTAATTACTATGAAATACATCTTTACCTTGGACTGTTTGTGTTCTTTATTACAATAGAACGCTAAGTCCCAGACTTTCCCCACTGAAGTTTTCTTAATCTTTTATTGGAGTGAACACCCCTTCATCTAAATTTATTGTACCATCACCATACTTCTTCTTCAACTTCTCTGATATCTTTGCTTCTTTAGTTTGATTGCCTTTAAATTTAGCTGTCATGTCTGACTCCATTTTTTCTAAATCTGTTAATCTAGATTTAAGAAGTATAACATCTACTCTTATTCTACCAAAGTCAACCATCATTTTGCTGTTGTCTTTTCTTATTTCTTTTATTTCTTTTAATTCTTTTTCTTCAATTTTAATTTTTTCCATTTTTATTTAATTTATTGTTAGTTCTTATTTTTTCAATAGAGCGACCAGCGAAGTAGGCTGAGTAAACGCAAAGTAGCAAAGTTTGGTAAATTGGGACATATGCTGGAGAGATTGAGAACCCACCAATATTACCATCAAACACAGATATGATAACAAATACTATTGTTAAAAATATTAATGTTATTGGTCTAATATTAGCTGGTAACCATCCTGCTTTCGCATCAGCCTCCCATCTTCTTGTTACTTGTTCTTGAGCACTTGCTTTCGCATTCTCAATCATTGTTTTCATTTGCAGTTTCAGAGATAACTTCTCTTCTTCTGTTGTTACCACTTCATCAATAATGCTTGAAGCATTACCAATTAGTGATTTAAATAGTCCTCCTAGCATCATGTTTTGTTTTACGTGTATACTTTTTCTTATTCTTATATGGCTTAGACCTTAAATCCATGCCATTATTTTTAGCCTCAATATCTGAATCTCTCCTAGTCATTTTAGCTATTCTTTTTTTATCTGCCTCTGATATTTTTAGTTTTTCCTTTATCATATCAATACACTGAAGTATTTGTTTCTTACTTCCAGGCATGTAAAGTTCGTAATTTAAGTTGTTTTTTACAAGGTATTGTTTAAAAAGTTTCCATTTAAGATTAAAAACATCTGTTTTCATTCCTTTAACCTCTATTATCCAACCATCCTTTAGGTTGGTGAAGTCAGGTAAGTATGTTGTGGACCTGATACTCGTCAGAGCCTGGTCAAACACCAACTTACCCTTCTTCTTCCTCTTTTCTATACTTACATTTTCATATTTAAATTTTTCCATTAGGACAAATTTTTCTTTCTCATAATCAAATTTAATACCTTCTTTTTTTAATTCAATGTAAGTAAAAGCCTCTAGTCTAGACCTAAAATCAAACCCATCAATTTTAGTGGTCTGGACATTTTTGATTCTTCCTTTGATTCTTTTTTTATTCATGGTCAAATATAGGAACATTAGAAATGTATTCCAAATCCCTGTATTCTATAGAGTTTTGATACCATCCTGTTGAGCTGTCAAAATTATAAAACAACACAGCTGTCTCTCCATCAATCTCAAATCTATCTCCAAATGGCACAGCATATATATGAAAACCCTCATCATCTTTACCAATATATATTATTGGATAACTATTACCAGTGTCATTAGGTTTTTTATAAACTCTAAAACCTGTATTAGTTATATGTAACAATAAAGGTTTGTTATAAACATTACCATCCCCCACTTGAACACCTTCATTCCATTCAAAGTCAAGTGAAACATTTGATTGGTAAACTCCTGTTTTGACTTGTGAAAACCCTTGTAACGACAAAGAGATAATCACTAAAAAAATTGCTTTTTTCATAATAAATTAAATTAAATTAACACTAAATTAACTACTCCTCCAAAGATTCTTCCTTTGGTTTTTCAACATTCAAACTCTTACTTAATATAGCTTCCAGAAAATAAGCATAATGTTTTTTATAATCTTTTTCTGCATTTTCTGTATATCTATTTCCTATATAGTTGTCAATGTTTTCTATATATGGGGACCACCCTAAGGCTTCCCATTTCTTTTCTACTTTTCTTTGAGCAAGCTTGGAAGCTAATTGCTCTGCATGTATTTTAATTGTTGTATAACACATAATTTTATATATATTAATTATTACTATGTAAGTACACCCAGTAGGACTTGAACCTACAACCTACAGCTTAGAAGGCTGTCGCTCTATCCAGTTGAGCTATGAGTGCATTTAATAAACGTCATTACTCATTCCTAACTTTTCTCTCCACTTCCACCCAGTTATTTTTACATCAACATTTTGTGAAGATTTTACTGTACGTTCTAAACGAGAAATTAAATTTTCATTATCATTCATTTCTTTAACAGTTTCTCCAACAGACGTTGTCACAAAAGTGGCATGATTCTTTTTTTGAGTGTCTTTTCTTACACCCTTAACCATTCTCCAAGTGTTCCATTCGTACTCTAGCTCAATATGATATATCATTTTTCTCATCTTTTCTTTTTTATTTTACCAACAAAACATAAGTCTAAGGTCTTTACCTTAGTAAATAAATCTTTAGCACCAGGTCTATTAGATAGTTCATAAAAATCCCACCCCTTTACTTTATCTACACATTTATCATGCACCATGTCTTGCAGTTCATCTTTGGAAACTTCAATCCAATAATCTTTTGTCTCAAAAGCAAATCCATCAGCATCCCCATACAACCACCCCTTGTTGCCTAAAACATTCTTAAACTCAACAAAATGTATGTTCTCATTGTCTTTTTTTATAGCCTTAACATCTATTTTAACTCCATTTATACTAACATCCCAATGTTCGTTCATGTCCTGCTTCTCTGTAGGAAACTCTATATTGTTTAAATCATTTAAGCCACTGTAAAGTTTAGCATACTCTTTTTCAGCATGCTTACCCCTAATCATATCTTCTTTTTTCTTTTGTTTACCCTTGTATTTCATGAAACTTAGTTAATTCTCTTTGAAACCTTAGTCCTAAGACACCTGTTCCAATATTTCTACCCTTTGCAAAGATAATTTCAGCCAAACCATCTGTGCTGTTACCTTTGTCATCTTGATTTATACCATAATACTCTGGTCTATATACTAGTACCACAACATCAGCAGCTTGTTCAATTTCTCCTGACTCACGTAGGTCTGCTATAGTTGGTCTACTCTCTGCTCTCTGACCAACGCCCCTATTTAATTGAGATAGTGCAATGATAGTTATATTAAGCTCTTTAGCTATATTTTTTAATGCCCTAGCTACCTCAGAAACCTCCTGCTCTCTACTCCTCCCCTTTTTATCGTTAGATACTAGTTGTAGGTAATCAACCATAAATAACTTAACCTTCTTGGTTATAACATATTGTCTTATCCTATTAAGAAGGTATTTAAGGGAGGAGGAGGAGCACTCATCAACATACAGGGGTACTCTTTCAATTCTTCCTACACTTTCATGTATTTTACTTAATTCTGTTTGGTCTAATGTTCCTTTCATTATCCACTTATTGTCTATACCTGAATCAGATGAGACAAGTCTGCTTAATAATTGTTGTGAGCTCATCTCGTAAGAGAATAAACACGTAGGAGTTTTGCCATAAAAAGCACTATTAAAAGCGAAGGCTAAAGCAAGAGAGGTTTTACCCATTGAACTAGCACCCCCCACGATAACTAGGTCAGTCTCTTGCCATCCTCCTGTAAACTTATCAAGACTCTCAAACCCAGTTGTTATACCATTGAGACCTTGATTATTCATTTTATGCTCTATATTTTTTAATAGACCAGTTAACTGTTGAGAAACCTCAACTATATTATCCTTACTAACATTACCTATTTGTCCAACTTCTTGCTCAACAAATTCAATTATCTCAAACACATCTTCGCCATCATTTAACATTTTAGATATTTTATAATTCATATCTAATAGTTGTTCCTTTTTCTTTTTTTCGTTAAGTATAAGTATACATGTTAATGCCTGTGTCTGTAGGTATGCTTCTTCTTGGTACATTTTAGCTAAATCATAGGCTAAATTTTCTCCCTTTTTTGATATAACATTACAGAGAGATACCAAGTCTACTTTATTACCAGCCTCTAATTCTTTAGACAAGTAACTATATATTCTTTTGTTCTTTGGGTCCTCAAATAATTCACTACTCAAAAGAGAGTGATTATTATAATACTCTTGAGGGTTGTTTATAAACTTCCCTATCAATGTTCTTTCTATTTGTATATTATCTACTGACATTTGTATAATTTGGTGTTTTATATTTAGTTTTTAATTGTTCTGCCTTAACTATAACCTCATTTCTCCATGCTTTTTGATATATCCATGTTGCTGGATTTTTTCTATATTGCTTTTCTGGTGTTGATTTAACATACAAACCAACCATTTTTAATGCATCTTGCATATCAGATATAGATAGTTTTTTCCATTTCTTTAAACAATCATCTCTGTTAACCTTTTTATCGTACACATCCCAAAACTCATTAAACATATCTATTTTTTCAGACAATATTTTCTCACTTGGTTTAGTTGATACACTCTCCATTGTTGCATCTCTGAATGTGTTTGCAACCCTTTGAAAAACACTTTTAGCAAAACTCTCAGAAGGATATACCTCCTCATGTTTTCTAGACGATATAAAAAACACTATTTTTTTACCATCAAGATAATACTGGTCTATCTTACCACTTTCTATAAATGAGTCTGTATTTACTTTTATAAGCATGAGTTTGTATATTTTACAT